TCTCAACGAATGGCTTACAGACAATCCTGGTCACGAGCTACAGCGAATTAAAAAACAACGTCTCAGCTATTATGCCATGAAAGCTCAAGAAATGGAAGAACAAAACCTCCAAACTATAAAAGTATGAGTCACGCCAGTATGCACGATATCAATTCTCAATTTGAGAAAATCGATCTCCTAGATAGAATATCTGATCTTAAAAAAGTAACTGGATGGTCAATGGAACATGGAGGTTTTACCTCAGGGCAACGGATATGCATTAGCCAGGAACGCGCCGGATGTCTTAAGCAAATTACAGCCATAGAAAACTGTTCTCCTTACCAGGGAATTGCAGGTTACAAGATCCCGGAGCACCTCGAAGAAAAAGTACACCACATCCTTGGCGTGATTAAAAATACCGGATGGATAAAGGAAGAAATTAAATATTAAAGCCCCCTAACCCCCGAAGGGGGAACAATAAACAACAAACAACAAACTATGAATACAACTACCCCAATTTCCGAAGCTAAATTTAAAGAAATTAAAGAAGGATTATTCAGGGAATCCCTGAATGAAATACTAGAGCGATATCCTGTTGTATCATTTGAATTTTCTGAAAAAATTATAAAATCGGCAAAATTATATAACGTAAAATGCCTTTCCGGGGAACAGCTAATTCAACTTATTTACCTGGCTACAGCCTGGAACCAAAATATCACCATAGACGTATCAAATTCACACATCGAAATCAATTTCACTCTTAAAAATAATTAAAATGAATACAGAAACCACAACCCCAAAACCGGTCAAAACCATTGACCAGCTTACCGAAGTTGAATTAGAAAATCTTTTGGCCGAAAAAAGAAGTGCCAAAAAGAAAGCCCTTTCGGTTGAAAAGGATCAGCATGAAGCCGATAAAAACAACTTCCTGAAACACAGCTCCTCCAAGTTCCTGCAAATCCACAATGAAATGAAGGAACTCAAGGAGTATGCGATACTTCACGCCAACGAGTTGTATGACCGCATGTTCCTTATTGAAGGAAAGGACCCTAAAGAAACAAAATCCTTCAGCCTGAAGAATACAGCCGATACCGTGAAGGTGACGGTAGATCGCCAGGAGCGGTTTTCATTTAACGATGAGGCGATAGTTCACATTAACGCGATCAAAGAGATCTTCAAAACCAAATTTGCACCTCGTAATAAAGGGCTATACAACATCCTGGACAGTCTTTTAATCAAAGGTTCCGGCGGCGAGTATGACCCTAAGCTATTAGCGAAGGCACGCAGGCAGGTAAGGGAATTGGGAGACGACAACCTAATGGGAGAATTTGATAAGCTGGACGGCTGCCAAAGGGTAACCAGTACCGCTCTGTATTGCCGCCTGTACATCAAAGATGAAAAAGGCAAGTACCAGGATATTTCCCTTCAATTCTCAAGCCTGTAATTATGGATAGCGAAACTCAAAAAATGCTTGATAACCAGATAGCCAGTATTAATGCCGGTAACAATGAACCCCGTTATCCTTCCGGAAAAGTAAAAATCGTACCGGAAGGAGATGCTGTTCGGGTAAATGGCAAACTTATTTTTAAGGATATGAACGACCATTGGCAATGTGATCCAGGTGTTCAATTTACTAATGCTGAACGCAGTTTTCTGGGAGAATACCTTGAGATGATCGAGAACTCAGAGGCAAAGCAAATCGAGGTCATCTACACTCTATAACGGGATTATTCATTATAAAAAATTCAATATTCATTATGAAAGCAATTACTTCACAAAGAAAGCAACTCTACAAATTATTTTGTTATAACAGTGATACTGAAGCCGTGCATGTAAAGCACATTACCGGGGATCAAACCAAAGTAGCCGCCTCTGATCTTAGTATGATCCAGGCAAACGACCTCATTAATTCCTTAACAACCAATTGGGCTTTTTTCGATAAAAACAACACTCAACACAGTAATGTTTTAAGCCTTTGCCATCAATTGGGTTGGGTGCAAGATGCTAATCCCAGGTTTGTAGATCTACAGAGGCTCTCCAATTGGTTAAAAAGCTTTAGATCCCCCGTGCAAAAGCCATTACAAGCTATGGAACCAAAGGAAGTGAGCAAGGTGATTTTTGCCCTGGAACAAATGCTTGGCAAAAAATATAAATGATGAAATCCCCACAGCCCCCGAAGGGGGAGCAAAAGCCTTGCACGCATCCTTTCCCGCCGCACACTATAACCCTGGGAGGAAATTGTACCTGTGAAGTTACCGTGCAAGCTTGCCCTTGCTGCGGGCAGCATTTAACCGAACCTGAAACCGACTGTTAATTATGGATATGCAAACATTCAATAAAGCTAAGCATATAAGGGAGCAAGTAACCAATATAGAAAAGGCAATGGCTCGCATTAAAAAATATTCAAAAAGGGAAAAGGACGCTCCTTTTAATGATTGCAAGGAAACGGCTTACACAGCCCTTGATTTCATGAGAGCGGCTTATGAAAAAGATTTTAAAGAACTGTAATGACTTCTCAATCCAAACATCACGAAAATAAGCGGCTGCTGAGGAGTATGTTTCCTTTCTGGAAGAATGCACCTCTTATGATCAGAAATTGAAGCTAAGCAGCGAAATAGGCCGCTTGAACTCGCAAAACAAGCGGATTGAAAAAATGACTTTTGAAGATATACAAATCGACATCTCCAATTATTCAATTAATGTAAACGCAGTATTATGAAAAAACCATCTTTGATAAATAACAGAGGCAGCGTTGAAGACATACGATGCTCCCTTTCTTTCGGATCCACCAAAGAAGACCTGGAAGCCTCCCTGGAGGATGAAAAGAAAAAGCGTAACCGCAGCACGGTTATAACAATGCTGGAACGTGCCCTAAAAAAGAAGAACAGATGAAAATAGAAATTACTCTAAGCAGCGACGAGCTGGTATGTATTAATAACCAGCTGCAAAAGGCATACGGCAGAACCTTCCAGCAAGTAGCCCTCTACAATGTGGTTCATTCAATAGTCCTGGAACTGGCAGACAGCTTTGACACAAAAACCAAGTCCCGCATTAAAAAGGCAAATATTTTCGACTCCCGGAAGAAAACAAAGATCACCCTTAAATTTCACGAAGCCTGGGCGCTAAAAATCTACTTGCACAGCGAGGTGCCAACCGTTGATAACGAATACCAGCGTACCCTGCTCAATAAGCAAATCGCAAACCTTGACCAAAAACTAACGTAATGACAAATAAAGACTGGAAAGATGTAGGGGTACGCCCCAAACTTGGAAATGAATGGAAAATGATAATGGATGGTTTGTGGATGATCGCTCAAGCTGAATTTGGTAAAAAGGCGATTAATTCCGACAATGAAATTCATATCGGAAAATGGAAAATACATGCCAACTTCATTAACAATAGCTATATAAATGTTGTTCTAATGTACGGCGATGAGGAAAGGCTTGAAATACGTCATACCAATAAGAATCTCGGCGCTATTCTAATATGCGTGTTTGAAGTAGTAAAGAAAACTTATAAAACCCCCTTAAAATGAAAAAAATTTACATAGCCGGGAAAGTAACCGGGGAACCTATACACAGCTGCGCCCTCAAATTTGCAATGGCCCAGAAAGAAATTGAAGCCCTGGGCTTTGAAGCTGTCAATCCCATAGAAGTTGTTGGCGATTTTAAAAGCCGCTGGGCGCCTGCAATGAAAAAGTGTATTAAGGCAATGATGGACTGCGACGCGCTTTTCATACTACCCTGCGCCAAAGGGAGCAAAGGGGCAAAAATTGAGAAGAATCTCGCTTTTGATCTCAAAATTCCGGTGTATCAAACACTGGATATATTAAAAGCTCTTTTGTAATGGAAGAGCAATACATTACTTACACGGTAAAAGGAAGAAAAACCCCCGTTTTATGGCAATTTAAATACCATTTAAACGGCGCGTTATTCTCCTTTACAATACTGGAGGGGGAGTTGAGCGGTCATCAAATGCACTGGCTTTTTTCTGCCAAGAACTTTCCCACTACCGATAATTTAATGAAGATCCTGTGGCTCAAGGATAAGGAGATCACCTCCAAGCTAGAGATCAACAAGATAGATCCAGACCTTTCATTTGAATCCTTCTGGAACGCTTATGACAATAAAGTGGGTAAAAAACCAATGGCCGAGAATATCTGGAAGAAATTCAGCACGGCCAATAAGATCAAGGCCTTAATGGCTATAAAAAGGTATGACAATAATCTGCGATTAACTCCGGGTGTTCAAAAGGCCCACGCCACTACCTATCTCAATCAGGAATATTACAATAATGAGTATTAATAAAACTATCAATATGAAAATCAGACCAATATTATTTAGTACGCCGATGGTTACTGCCATTTTGGAAAACCGGAAAACCCAAACCAGAAGGATAATTAAACCACAGCCTATAGTTAGCGATGGTGAATATTCATTTCAGTTAAAGAAAGGGGTTGAAATTACTGGTTCTGTCGTCGAAATCAATAGCAGCTACCTTGGACTTGCATCCTTTGGAAAATATCAAATTGGGGATATTATTTGGCTGCGTGAAACTTGGCAGTATAGCGATGATTTGGAGTATCCTTATCTCTACAAGCAGAAAGAATTGGAGGAACTTAAACCTGAGTTTTTCAAAAGAATGACTTGGAAGCCTTCCATATTTATGCCGAAAGAAGCTTGCCGGACTTTTCTGAAGTGTACTAATGTAAGAGTAGAAAGGATTAATGATATTTCAGAAAAAGATGCAATTGCGGAAGGTGTAGAAAAGCATTCAGATTTTGGGTCAACTGGTTACATCCTGTATACCGATCCCGAAGCTGCACACACAGATATTGATGCCGTTTGGTCTTTTGAATCTCTATGGGAATCAATCAACGGGAAAGAATCATGGGACGGCAATCCTTTCGTTTTTGTGTATGATTTCAAGTTAACTGAACGTCCAACCAATTTTTTAAAAGATGAGTAAAATGTCCTATCCAACATTGGAAGAAGCCAAAACTGCGAGTCGATTTCAGCTTTGCAAGTGGCACCGGTTTTTACCCTCACCAGAAAATGAGGAACAAATAGAAGTCAATCACCTTCTATTTGAAAGATGGAAAGAAGCTGGTGGATTTACCCCAGAAATTTCAAAACAAATAGGATTTTAAAAAATCTAAATACTCAATACTAACATCTCAATACTAATATTATGAAACAAGTAATTTCAAACTACGCAAATTTCACTGAAGAATTCAACCTACTTGGTAAGATCGTTATTGGAGCCGTCACCGGCTTTGTTATTGCCGGCTGCATCGCGCTGGCAATTGGCCTGATAATTCAAGGCGCCCCGGCGGTGATTGGATATGCGGGATAAAATTCCCCCTAGCCCCCGAAGGGGGAATTATATAAACTGAATACTAAGATCTTAATTATGAATGACATTAAAAATGCACAGCGCGCCTTAAAAATTAAACTTGAACTAGCAGAGCTGGAGACTTTTATAAGTTCAGTTTGCGATTTGCCTGAAGAAAGCAATTATTTTGAAGGCAATTGTCTATTTAAGTTAAGAATTAAAACAAAAAGAGAATTAAGTGTATTTGGTGCACGAGCTTTTAATCCCGGGTTTTTTACGGGGACTCATACTGCCGAAATTGAAGTTCCTTATTCATTAATCCCTTTTTTAAAAGATAAGGCTTGTGATAAGATTAGAGCGTTAATGGAGGAAATCAAATCACTGTAATTAAACTGAATACTAATATCTCAACACTAATTATTATGGAATTCGAATATTCAATTTGGTTTACTAGAACTATTGTTATAGCAATAATCCTTACCGTGATTTATGTTATTGCAGCATACCCGCTTCAGAAATATCGAAAAAAATACATAACCGCTAAAGAACGGCAAGACCATATTCAGGAAGCCGTTACCAGGATCAATACAACCTTGCTTGAAATGGGAATGTCCCACCGTAATATTGCAGATTTTTGGGAAGAGAGTTTTGCAGAGGCAGAAATACGGCACAATCTACCGCCCTGCATTTGCAAAGATGTAAACGAGTGTGAAACCTGGTGCAGAGCGAAGGCAAGATTTACTTTGAACCCACCAGAAAATAATTAACTTTAACCAATAAAAACCAACTAATTATGACAAACTCTCAAAATAAGCAAGCTGTTCTAAAGTTGATCGTTCTTTTTTTTGCCGCGAAAGAAATAGAGGTAGCAAAGAAAATATTTAGGAAAATGGACGATACTCTAACTATTGGAAGATATCCAGATGAATCATTTCAACTTTTACTGGATATTTCAATGACATGGAAAGAAGATATAATGGAATATTTGGAAGCTCTTGAAACCGAGAGTGTAGATAGGGAAATTATTCATAGAACTTATATAGCCTTGAGAGGTTTAATTGACCTAAGAGATTTTGTAGAAGAAGATTAAAATATCTTTTTAATTATTCTGGTATATTTGATATTAACTTAACATTTCAAAAATGAAAAAACTACTATTATATTTATTCTTAATTACTTCTTGTATTGCCTATTCACAAAGAAATGTTGAGACAGCAAAAATGCAAATGGAAAAAGGTAAACGCCTACTTCAAGAAGATCCTTGTAATTCAAGTGGCCTTATATGGATAAAAGCAGCGTTAAAGAATGATTCTTATTACAAAGATGAAGTCAATAGATTTATTAATAACTGTGATAAAATTAGTCTTGAAGAGATTAAATTTATTCTCTCGGAAAATAACAATTCATACCAGGCTTTGCCTATTCTTAAGGATCTTATAAATAAGAATCCTAATAGTGAGGAGCTGAATTACTTAATGGCTAAGATGTATTTTTTGCATAATAATTTTGGAGAAGTTCCAAAACACATAGATATAGCTATTAATTCTGATCCGGGCAATTTAGAATATAGATGGATTCGAGGAAAATCACTCGCACTAGGAACCTCTTTATTTAAAGATTTGAAAAAATCTGTTAGGGATTTGAAATTTTTGATGGAAAAAAGTGGTAAGACTGCTAAATCACTATTTTTAATTTCCATTGCACAATATAAAATAGCCAAAAACTTTCAATTAGCCAGTTTTCATAATGATCATAATAAATTGAACTTTACTGATAATTATGATTCTACAAAGGCAAAGAAAAAAGAGAGCCTTCAAAATGCAGTGAAATACTATGAATATTCTAAAACAGCTTATAACGATTATAAAGTAATTTCAAATTATAAAAATGTGGAATATCAGGTTACAAATTCTGACATAGGAATGTCCTCTTACGATCCAGAAAATATTGATCGAAATATTGAAGAAATTAATAAAAAAATCTCAGAGCTCTAAATTAACACTCTTAAAAAACATAAAAGCCCCTCTCAGGGGCTTTTATAATTTAGGTTGCGCCGTATTAAGAAAGCTTTTACATTTGTAGTAACTAGTACTATGGCCAGAGATATAATTCTATATAACCGACGTAAGGGAAAGATCCTTGATTATTTTCAACGTCTGGACCGAAATTTTGAATTTGGTGTTAAAAAACACACCACAATTTGGTGCGTACATGCTACCGCCGATTTCCACGATTTAAAGCCCAAAACAGTAGAAGGATACATTTACGGCAATTGAACATCATATAGATCATTGGCCTTTTCCAAGGGTACCACTTCTTTCCTTTCTACAATCACCTCCATATTTTCAAACTGCAATTCATTTTCCAATACCTGAGCTGAAGCATCATTAACCGTTAGCTCATACCGCTGCACATACAAAAGGTTTGCGGTTCCGGTCTCTACGGGATCAAAACCCGTCCTACGCATCTCGCTAAAGTACTTTCCGTGAGAGCCATGATAACACGCATTTATCCTGGTTAAAAGATCCAGGAAGTCCAATGCTTTTTGCTGTCTCTTGGATCCTCTTTTGGTATCGGCAAAAGTTTCGTAATAAAGGTAGATCTCTGTTTGAAGCCGTAATTGCTGTATCTTTTTTCCCTGGTCATCTGCATTGATAATTCGATAGCTAAAGAATACCGCAGGAGCTTTAAATGGGTGCTCCTCTGCCATAAACCCAATTTGCTCGCTCCATAAATCTACATGCTTTATAGCGGCAATATTATCGGTGATCCTTTTTTCATGTTCCAGGTATAAGTCCTTTAAATTTTCCATTATTATGAGTGTTGTGTAAATCGTTCAATTATTTTCTTAAAGAATAAATTTTCTATATGAGTATCAAAGCTTTTTGATTCCCCCATAAATTGCCTTTTAGGGATCCGCGTATTAAAATGACTTTTTTTGGTAAGCGCCATGCCTTTCCATTTTCCCTCCTTTGTACGCTTGTACATAATCCAAAAGAACTTTCGCATCTGATCGTTTATCGGAATATTGATGGTACCACCTTCATTATGGATCTGGGCGTGTTTGGCCGTTGCCGAAAGTACCACGCGATCGGGTTTGCTTTCGGTGATTTTAACCGACTTCATTAGGGCGCCAGATTTAACCAAAATAGCCCTTCCTGGATCTGCATTGTTCTTCCTTTTCTGCCAGGGAGTAAACCCTGAATCTGTAAATCCCTGCTTTTGAAAATTGGACATCACAAAATTCACCATTTCCACTTCTACAATGGTTTGGGCATCCAAAATAAGTTCTTTGGCTATTTTTTGAAAATCGGGTATTTTGTCGGACATGTTTAATTTTTACTATATTTGTAACATCATACGGGGGCGCGAGGGCGAAAGCTATCAAGCCTCCTCCTTTTTTAATTGAAGAGCTCTTCCAGTTTTTTATAGTCCCTTTTTATAATTTCATCCCTCAACAATTCCGCAGCCTTGTTTTTATAAGTAAAGAACACGCTCGATATTTTCTTTCCACGCTCCGGACTTATTTTATTGTTCAACTCATTTTTAATAACCCTGAGATCTGGTTTTTTGATGCCATCCAAATTCATAATTACCGAATAGCTTTCCTGGTCCTTCATTTGATCTTTTGCTTTCCTGAAAGAATTGCTTACCCCTTTATTGGATTTAATGTTCTTTAGATCTGCCTGTCTTCCATTTATCTCAAACTCCGGGTTTTTGGTTTTCTTCAGGATGGAAGAATTCACATGAGGCCTAATTTTCA